CCGACCCCGGATACAAGTTTGCATACATCGACCTCGAACAAGCCGAGAGCAGACTCGTCGGCGCTATAGAGTGGAACCTATTCCATGACGGTAAATACCTTGATGCTTGCGAATCAGGCGATCTTCACACAACTGTATGTAGACTCGCATGGGAAAATCTGCCTTGGACCAGTGATCCAAGACGGAATAAAGAACTGGCTGAACAACCCTTCTACCGCCAACATAGTTATCGCCATATGGCCAAGGTCCTCGGGCACGGAACAAACTATAACGGTAAACCCTATACCATGGCAAAGCACACAAAACTGGATGCGAAAATTATCGCAGAGTTCCAAGCCAAATACTTCACCGCCTTCCCCGCACATCAGCGCTGGCACAATCGAGTGGCTTCCGACCTCCTCCAGTTCGGTAAGTTGGACACTCTCACTGGTCGCCGCCGCTGGTTTTTTGGTAGGCGTAATGATGACACTACTGTACGGGAGGCTATAGCCTATGACCCGCAAGGTTCAGTTGGGGATATCCTCAATCAGGGTATGCTTAAAGTGTGGAGACTCGGTAAGGTCCAACTCCTCCTTCAAATCCATGATGCGATACTGGTTCAGTTTCCCGAAGATCAAGAGAACGAAATCCTGCCTGTGCTCCTCAAAGAGATATTGGTTCCAATCCAGCTCGCTCACAATCGCACTTTGGTCATTCCCTCGGAAGCCCTCACCGGATGGAACTGGGCCAAAGCCTCTGCCGAAAATCCCGACGGACTAAAGGTTTACAAAGGTGGCGATAGCCGTAAGCGCACCGAACAACCGCAGACTTCCCAACTGGCTAGACTCTTGGCTTAACTATACAGGAGTCCTTGCGTCACCTGCAATCTTCCGCAAGTGGGCTGGCATCGGGATACTCTCCGCGGTGATGGAGCAGAAGATATGGGTGAGGACCAAAGGGTCTAACCTGTACCCGAACACCTATGTCATTCTCGTAGGCCCACCGGGAGTTGGTAAGTCAGCCATCCTCGCTCCTGCCGAGCGGATACTTCGCAACGTCCCAGACTTACACGTGGCCCCCTCAAGCCTAACCACCGCCTCGATGATCGACACTCTCGTTCTCTCAACCCGAGCCCTGCCAGCTCACGCAGTCTTTTTCAATTCCCTTCAAGTCATCGCATCCGAACTCGGAGTGTTCCTCCCCTCTTACGACGCTTCATTCATGAACACCCTGCAGAAACTATACGACAAGGAGTCCTATGAAGAACGGCGCAGAACCGGAAAGGTAAACCATGTCAAGGTTGAATCACCAAACCTCTCGATCATCGGGGGCACGACACCAAGTTATCTCAATTCATTTCTGCCGGAGGGGGCATGGGATCAAGGGTTCACTTCCCGAACGCTATTCGTTTTCTGCGGGGAGTCTGTCCACGTTCCTCTCTTTCCCGACCATGAAGAAGAGTACGAACTACTGGAGCATCTGTACATTGACCTGCTCCATGACCTCAAGCTGATCGCGTTGCAGTTTGGGAGATTGAATTGGACGCCAGAGGCGGCGGCACAGATCACAGCCTGGGATAAAGCCGGGCTTCCGCCTGTACCGGAGCATGGCAAGCTGGCCCATTACAACAGCCGCAGGCTGGCCCATTGCATCAAGCTCTGCATGATCGCATCCGTCTCTCGATCAGCAGAGATGATGATTACACTGGAGGATTTTCAAATGGCACAGAACTGGCTGCTCCACATCGAGGCCCTGATCCCCGATATCTTCAAATCAATGGGAGTCAGCGGGGACGCCCGCGCCATCGAGGACACTTGGTTCTTCGTGTACCAGCTCTACCAAAAAGAGAAGCACCCCATCGGTGAGCACCGCGTCGTGTCCTTCCTGAAGGACCGAGTCCCTTCCCATGCTGTGACTAAGATCATAGAGATAATGGTTCGCTCACAGCTTCTTATCCCGAGCATAGATAAGGGACTCATGTTCTACAAACCAGCACCTAAGGCGTAAGCTTACTACCAAGCGGGTAGATGAAGCCCTCGCCATGACGAAGCTCGTCAACCGATTTGTCGAGCAAGGTTATCCGCGAGGATAGTGCAGCGATCCGCTCGTCAATCAATGCTTGCTTCGTCATGATCTTAGTCATGGCTTTCATTTCAGATTTAATCTCTGATATATCCTCGTGCTGGTTCTTCCCTACTTCCTCAAACTTCGACACAGCTCTCCCCATTTTGAAGATGAAGATACCGCCCCCACCTATCAGCGCAAACAACTCTGCAAGCTTGATTACAAGTTCTATGTTGCCTTCCACGGTCAGTCCTCGATTTCGAGATTGAACTCCGCGATCTGAGCGTCGAGCAGTTCTTCCACCGCGAGCATCTGTTCGTCGGTGATATCATTCTCAGGTAACCCGCTGAGCATATTCTTAATCGCGGTGAGCGCCGGTGAAGCATCCTTGCTTACCTCCATCAGCGCTTGCGCCACTGTGATCCCCTTCTGTACCAGTGCTAAGATTGCCAGATAATCCATTATTGCACCTTCACGTTGTTGGCCGCAGCCACGGATTTGAACTCAGCCAAGAGAGCCTTGGCCGTATTGAAGGCGGTGATTGCATTCACCTGATCGTTGTTCTTCACGAAGGCCCGGACCTGCCGAAGCACTCCGGGGATTTTCCTTGTGTAGACTTGCAGCTTCGCAATGGTAGTCTTGCAAGACTGCGGAATGGCCTTGGCCACACACGCCCGCTTGTAGGAGTTCAACCCCACGAAGGCCACAACCATTGCGTTCTCGAACTGGTATAGAGACTTCTTCGTAACTGGGTTTTGAACGCTTGTCGTAGTGACAGCGATAACGTCTTGAATCTTCCCGAACTGACCGGCGCAGCCCGTTAAGGCAAATGCCAGCACACACGCGATAAGAACTTTCTTCATGACTTTGTCACCTTCTCACTTGGAATTTCCTCAGCTACCGCCGGATCGAACGGCACTACCTTTTTAACCTCAGGCATTTCAGCCACCGCCTCGATGAGATTACGTCGAGATGATGGATCGGCCAGTGCGTTGGCCGCTTGGGTTATCTCCGGTGCGGAGAGCTGGGTCACAACGGACTTGACTTGCTCCGATGGAGAGGCCGAGTGCGCCGCCCGCCAAGCGGTATAGACTGGGAGCATAACCCCCGCTATACCAGCTATGCCAGTGGCAAGTTTGGTAAACCCGTCAAGGACAAGATTGATGTTCTCAGAAATCTCTGCCCCTTGTGAAGGGGTGAGAACATGGAAAGCAACTGCCACCGTAACCCCGCCAGCGACATAGGTGGCAGCGTGTCGCCCTGCCGCCTTGGCCATTGCCCAGTTCCAATTAGCCGGATTGAAGTCAGACATTGTCATTCTCCATTATCTCGCCCCAAGTATAAGACCCCACAATCCCATCGTCCACGAGTCCGTGTTCCTTCTGGAACTTCTTAACTGCATCTTCGAGAGATAGATCGAAAGTCCCGACCTCGATTAACCCAAGGCACCGCTCCAGCACCTTCACCGACAGGCCCCTCACGCCGAACTTAAGCAAGGGCATCTTCGGTGCGGGCTGGAAGGTCGCCACTGGCGGGAGCGTATCCGCTTGGGTAAGGTTCCACAGGCCCGTGTCGTTCTTCGTAGGCTTCGCCACGGAGATATGAAAGTGTTGCGTGTGGGGGTTGGTCCCTGTGTAGGGACGCCACGCCCAGTTATCTTCCGCGCTTGCGATCTTCTTGTTCGAGATGATATACAGCGTACGGTAATCTCTCGTCACTCGAAGGCAGTTCGCAACGTCCTCGGACGATAGCCCGTGAGCGGGGTCGTTGGTAATGTCAAGCGCCCGCACGGCCCCATCCTCAGGGTCCGGATTATGTTCGGACTTCCGCGCCGCATGAGCAGCGTCACCGATAGTTCCATCGCTGGACTTATCCCGGTCAGGCCATTTCTTATTGATCTGATCCCGGAGGATTTCCAAGCTTTTACAAAGATACCAGTCGCTCATGCCATGATCTCCTTCACTCTAAGGAACGAGTTAGCTACACCGCCATACTTCCGAGCGGCGGCGACACCGTTGAAGGAGGTGGTGCCCGCCGCGCTACCTCCAGCCCGACACCGCAGGGTCGTGGAGACCAAAGTCCCCGCCACCATTCGATGCAGTACCCGAAGGGTCAACTCATTGCTGTTTGTTGGCAAGCCCGCTGCTGCTGTCGCGAGTGCGTTAACCGCAGCATCTTGGAACAGTGCTGCTGCCATATGCTGACTGCTCGCGGATGAAGCCAAGAACAGTTGCGCCTCGATATCAAGGAGGTTCGCCGCCGACGAAGGCACAATCGCTTGCGTCATAAACTCCACGCCTTCGGTGATCTGAGGGATCGTATCGTCCGAGGGGATTACCGTGGTCCCCGAGTTGACCGCGCCCGTGGCGTTCATAGCCTCTTGAATTTCTTTCCCCGGAAGGGTGACGTTCATGTTCAGCAACTGAACCTGCGTCGGTGCAGTCGCCCACGTTCCCGCAGTGGCTGGGCCGGTGTCCCAAGTACCATACCCCAGTATCGTATACGCCTTGCTCGTGACCGCCGTACCAGTGTAGAACACATGGGCCGAGTCAGCCGCACCGGCACCACCTTCAGCTGTGGACGATGCAATCTGAACCCCACCGAGCGGGTAGATGCTGCCGGTGCTTCGGCAGTTGATCGCGCCCAGTCTCACTGTTCCCGCGTCATCGAAGGCCACAATCCAGATGCGCCCCGCAATGCCACTGGCAAAGCCCATCGTTGACCCCGAACTCACTGTCATGGTGAGGGCCGCGGTCAGGGTCCGAACGACGTAGTTCCCTGTGGTCGCGGTGACGTTCCTGAACACGACATAGACCGGGTCCGACGCGGAGGGGTCCGCACCTGCCAGCGTCTTAACCGCAATGGTGATAGCGTTCGCGGCCACGGTCACGCTGAGCGTTCCGTTAACAAGGTTCACCCCGGACGATACCGAACTCGTAGCCAGCTTCGCCGCTGTCACAGCGTTCGCAGCCAGCTTCCCGGTCGTAACCTGCAGGTCACCGATGTTCGCAGTTTGCACCGGGAAGGCCGCGGCCAGTGCGGCTTCGGTCGCAGCCT